CAAATATGCTGCTGATATTATAATACCTAATAATACTCCTATTAATATTAACTTTTTCATAATTGTATTCCACCAAAGTATTGATTCGACTGGTCAGGATATATCTGTGTTGCATCTCCTGTACTTTCGTTATACTCTGGTACACTAGTATTGTTTGCTATTAACCAATCTTGTAATCTTGTTGAATAGTAATCTGCATTATTCAATGCTTTATTTAACAAGTAATCTACTTCATTTTTTCCTGGTGCAACTCCTGTTTCACTTTGTTGTTTAACTGCACCATTTGATTTAAATGTTACTGAACTAAATGGAATATACTCTACACACGCATACCAAATTAAAGTTGGTTTTACATACTCCTCTACAAGTGTTTGATATGCACCTGTAAATGAGGTTTGTGCTTCTACATCATCTTGTAGTTTATCGTATAATATAGTACCAAGTAAGTTAAGTATATATTTTTCTTGTGCTGTTCTAATGAAAGGTAGAAGAGCATCGGCATCAATTGCACCACCTAATGGTGTGTTCTTGATAATATCGTTTCGTGTTATTAATAATCCAAATGCCATAATCTTATATTGTTTTTATTCAGAGTCGTAATGTGCTTCAAAACCAAAATCTGTTGGTCTTATCGGTTCATACTCATCATTCTTTGTTTCTTTCTCTAAACTTTGTTCTCCTTCTCCACCTTGTAAGTTATCATCTATCTCATCTTGTACTTCTTCTATACTCTGGTCTGTATCATCTGCTGTATCTGAAAGGATTACAAGAGGTGTCAGTTGTTCAAAATATAAATCTGATATATCTATACCACCAACTCTAAAAGCATTGTATATAGCGTTTATAACAAGGTTTTGGAATGGGAATATAGTCATCGTTTGCATAATTGAATATGCAGTTTTCATTTCTTCCGATTGAGAAGAGAATCCATTGTTTGCAGTTCTAATACCAAATAATAAAGGTGATACTATTCTATGAGCTACAAGAATTCTATCTTGTGAATATTCAGCAACATACTGATACTTCTCATGTAAGTTCTCCATCGGTAGTGTATCAATAGTAGGTTTGTTTATTGCATCATCATTAAACGATACCATAAACCTACCAGCGTTACGAGTACCTGTAAATTTACTTTCTAATAAACTTTCTATTGTTTGTCTTTCTTCAGGTGCAGGAATTCCATTATTAAAATTAACCATAGCAACTGGCAAGAAGCCATTTTCTATATTGTTAAGATGTAAGTTAGATAGTTCTGCTTCTGAGAATGAGAATTGTAATGCACTAATCCAATCAGGTAATGAATAGTAATATCTATTAGGTTCGTATTCCTTAATATACATTACTTCTATTTCCTCACTAGATGTACCAAATGCAGGTAAGTATTTTTTATCTTTCTGTTTTCTATAATCAGTCCAATCAGTACAATAGTAGTATCCTTCGATTCTACCCATATCATATATCTTCTTTGCTCTTAGATTTTGAACAGGTGTATGATACATTCTTAATATCTGTGTATGTGATTTATTCCAAATAACTTGGAATGCAGCATTACCATATAATTTTAAATCAAAAGTAATTTTTCTTAGTTCTTCAGGTTGTACGATTCTATCTAACTGTTGTTGTTTAGTTTCATCTTTAGTAAATAAACCTTTACCGTAAATCAAATCTGCTACACCATCAACACAAGCTGCATTGGTTGTAGATGTGTTGTATGCTTCGGTTACTAAACCAAAGTAATCATCTTGGTCTAATATACCAACAGGCACCCATTGATATCGTGTTTTAATATCTTCTGTAACAATAGGAACATCCTGTCTTGTTAGATTTAATACTGAAAATTGTTTGTTATTATCTTTCATACTATATTACTATATAATCATTATCGGTTGTGTTAGATATAAACTCTTCGTTTTGAGTTAGATATACAACCTTGTCAATACTTTGTGATGCATATACTTGCATCGTTCCACTATAAACACTACCACTTACTGAACCACTTAGGTGTACTCTAAACTCTTGAGCATCTCTTACATTACCTTCTAATGATTGAGAGAACGTAAATACATTCTCATAGACATTAAATGTATAAGAACCACTTAAAGGATAGAATGATTGACTATAAGTCATCATATCTTCTAATACAAGTGTCATATCTTCGGCAATATCAGAACCACTTACTACTAAACTAGCAGTATCTTGTGTCCTGACTGTAAATTCGTTACTCTGTGATATATAATACGATAGCATATCTAATGTTTATGACTATAACAAATATACATCAAATTATAATTAAAAGGAAACAAGGCATAAAAAAACTCCTATCAATTAAGATAGGAGTTTAGTTTTTTTAAGTCTCAAAAGTATTATCTACCTATGACCCATATACAATTGTTGGTTTATCTGCACCAGTCAATCCTGCAAACGCATCACTAACTGTTGAACCACTAACGAATGGTGCTGGAAGTTTTTCTTCACCAGTAAAAGTAGCATTGTAACCGTAAAGGTCTCCTAATGCTCCACCTGTCTGAATTGTTCCTGCAGTTAAATCATTACCATGTACTTCTCCAGCTAATAATGTATCACCTGAATTAGTCCATATTAAGATTTGTGGTCTACCATAAGCTAACAATTTAAGTTGAGTCGTCATCTCGTTAGTTAACTTTTTCAAGTTAATAACTGTTTCTTGAGAAAAGAACGTTGTTCCATTTTCTCTTGAAGAGTTAACTGTCTCAGTATAAGTAGAAGTTCCTTTGAGCTCATAAAAGTATGCTGTAGAACCTGATAGTGAATTTATTTCTCCACTTCCGTTCTTAGAAAACGAACCTGTTTCATAGTTGATAAAATACACTCCTTGTATTCCACCTACTGAATCTTTACAAACTTCGTTTCTTCCTGCTGTTATATTACAACTCATAGTTTCTTCTTTCTTTAATTGTTAGACTTAAAATGCTCCGTAATAAGCGATATCTTGTGCAACACCAATTTGTGTACCTGCAGTATATCTCATTATTACTCTATAATTTTGCGAGCCATCAAGGTTCGCCATATCTAGAACTCTTACTTCGTTGTGGTCAGAAAGTAAGCCAGTCCCGAAGAACAAGTTAGATTTCTGTGCTGCAACGATTTTATCATCACTCATACCAGGACAAAGAACGATTTCTACACCTTGGAAGTTTGATGGTTTTTCACCAACGTTTAATTGGTTGTTGTAAGAATTGTTTGATAATGTAGCATTACCAGATAATGCTGATTGGTATGCTCTTGCAACTTTAGAACCAACATAGATTACTAAATCTTCTTTACCATAAACGGCTGAAGGGATAGTATCATATACTGCTTGTAAGTTACTTAATACGTTTGCTGATGTTATAGAACCAGAAACGATTGCTCCATCACCACCAGTTCTTGCAGGTTGTACTGCAGAAGCTAATAGTGTAGCAGCTGATGCTGATAAGATAGGTTCGAATCCACCAAACTCACCATTGTTAGTGGATACACCACTCCAAATGTCTTGTTCAGTTTTTTCAGCAACTTTTCCACCTACATAAGATACCAAGAAGTCATTAAAGTCTCTTGGGATTTCATCAAATGCAGAATATCCTAGTTGTAATGCATTCCAAGAATCAACAAATTCTTGTTTACATAATGATAAGTTTACTTGTAGCTCTTTTGGCTCAAGTATTTGTTCTGTGATAGAAGTAGAACCAGATGTAACAAAGTCACAACTCGCATCTTGTACAATTCCATCAACATCTACTTTTTGAATTACTTCTTTGAACTTCACATTTGGTTTAATAGTTACCAATTGATTGTCAAGAGTTCTTGCAGAAAGTAGTGCAGCAGCGATATAACCGCTAGCCGCTTCACCTGCATACGTTGAAGTTATGCTAGGTTGTCCTGAAGTTAAATTAATTAATTTTTTCATTTTTTCTCTTTTTGTTTTTAATAATGAATTGATAGGGGTTACCTATACATTTTTGAAAGTACTGAATTTCTATAATTCCCTACTTTAAAGTTATTGTTTTTCTTTTTGTTAAACATTGAAGGTTTCTCAGTAGGAGCTCCATCTAATTTCTTAGATTCAAGTTCTTCCTCCTCTTTCTTTTCTTCCTCTAATGCTTCTTCGTCTTTTTTGATGTCCTCAAAGTACTTTACAAGTTCTTCGATTCTTTCTTTCATCTCTTCAATCTTCTCTTCTTGCTCTTCTAATTTAGTAGTTAAGTTAACGATATCCGCTTCCTTATCAACCACCTCCTCATCTACAGCGATTCCAGGTTCTGATTCAAGAGTTACTTGTTCATTTACGTCAGTATCAGATTTACCAGTTTCGGGTAAAGCTTCCACCTCCTCTGTTGAAACATCAGCCATTTCCTCTTCTTTCTTCTCTTCCTTTTCTGCTTCGATTTCAACATTTTCTCTTTCCTTGATGATACCACCTTCAGTAAAAAGTTTGATTCTGTTTATTTCATCAGATTCATCTCTTAACTCTAATAAGTGTTCACCATCAGGTGCTGGAGTCTTTGTTCCATCTTCATGAATGACCTCTAAGGTTTCACCCACATCAAAAGTTGGAGATTCTACAAGAGTACCATCAGCTAATTTAGCTACAGTAAGTTTTACGTCTCCTTTATCTATTGATAACAAAGTCATAATCCTACCTAATACAGTTTGTGAATTCATAATTTTCTCTTTTTTTTTATTATTGATTTGATATATATCTACCTATATAACAATTAGTTACATATTAGTAGTTATTTTTTAATTTTAGTTTCAATTTTATACAAATGATACCTCTTTCCATTCAGTTCCGTTGTGGAAATATAAG